CGGACATGGTAAGATATGCTTCAGTGGCCGTGAAAAAGATAAGTACAAGTGGAATGACAGCCGATGATGCCAAAGAAAGCTGGGCAAGGCACAGGAGACCATAGATGGCAAATGACAGGGTATTCATGGCAAACACCATCCTCGATTACAAGAAGGGGATTTAGCGGGCGACCCAGGCTTTGAATTGTTTACCGAATCAGATGATGACAAATATGATTTGTATTATAAACCTTTCTTCGAAAAAAAACTGGGACGAGATAAGCATTTGCCGATAAGAGACTTAGAGACATTATGAGTAACGGCCAAGAAAATCAGTTGACTTGTTCGGACGCTTTTGGTATAATGTGCCGCGATATTAGAGCGATTGTAAAGGAAAGGAAACGCCATGGTGTAATGTATTATCCGACAATGAAGAATCCTGCCTTATTTATTACGCACAACAAAGATGCAATAATTTCTCAAGTTGATGTAATCTTTGAAGAGGTCAAACACGATAAAAATGGCGTCCCGATTCTTCCTGAATGTAGTGTAACATACAGGAAGGAACCTTAGCTATGATGATATGGATAGGTGGTTTACTACTAATTGGCTTTGGCTTAGGCGTAGCTGTGAGGAGTTTGTTTAAGTAATTTATGAGCAAGATAAAAAACAGTATAGTTTTTTGGTTTCGTCATACAACAGGATTTTGGACAATGCTTGACGGGCGATGGCATCACGTCGCCATTGTATTTAGGCGATTTGGCAAAAGCGAATACTATTTAGATGACGATATGTTATGGCAGAGTTAGGTAATTTATGGCACACGCAGAGAAATGTCCAATATGTTACGGTAGCGGCAAAGCACATACTGATTATAAGGTCGAAATCGTGGGTGAACCTTGCCACGGTTGCGGCGGCAGGGGTTGGGTGGAAGTGGCAGACGAAGTGGTTATGCCTTATCCTGAAACATATCCATCAGCGATAGGCAGTTAAGTTAGGTAATTTATGAACAGAACAGTCATAGTATTTTTGATAATTCTATTTAGCTTGGTTTGGTTGTTTTGGCAAGAGGCTGACGAAGTTATTATCAAGGATTGCTACTTCGTCTTTGACCCAAACGCCGACTCCAATGACTATGCTATTAAAATGGAGGACAATGGTGTTTATAATGGTGTTTATATTAAAGACTGTAGTTTCAGGTAATTTATGAACAGGCGCGGATTCGCGCTTAAAAACTAAATAAAAAGGTCTACCTGACAACAGACGACCCGATTGACACTTTTGGAGTGTTCATTCGGGTTTTTTTTATGGACGAGAACAAAGACATACAATGGACGTTGGACGTTAAGGCAAACGCCGGTCAGCGATGCCAGACTCCGAATTGCGAGATAGGCGCCCTTGACCACGAGCTGCTCGAATCCCACCACATCAAGTCCAAGGAGAAGTTCCCCGAATTAAGGCACGACTTGGAAAACGGCGAATGTTTATGTATCTATCATCACGGAATCACTCACAGGGGATGGGTTCGTATGCTGATATGGGCCCGAATGGGTCTATTGTTATTGGCCAGATTATTTCCCCACAAGAAGAATGAAATATCGAGGGTAAAGCTATAACAGACAAAGAGAAAGAATTTCAGGAGGCTTTTAACGACGCCTACGACCTATGGTTTCCGTGGATGACCGAGGCCCATACTGACTTCAAATACTACATTGACGACCCATGGAGCGCCGCGGACCGGGCATACTTGAAGGAGCAGAATCGGGAAGTCCTCAATTTCAATATAGTCCGGCGGATTATCAAATTGATAACAGGTTACGAGCGAAGGAACCGGCTTGCTTTGAAGATAGGGCCGTCGGAAGGTTCCGACCAGCAAGTTACAAGCCAGCTCACCGGCCTTGTAATGCCATTGATGGAGAACAACAACGGCTACGAGATATTGAGCGATTGCTTTGAATTGGGCAGTTTGGTGGCGGGCGCGAACCTCATCGAGCCTTATTTCGATCGGCGCGGCGATATTCAATTTTCCCGCAAGCCATATAACAAGTTTCTATTAGACCCTCATTTCACGCGCCGCGACTTAAAAGACTGCTCTTATATCATCATACACGAAGAGGGTATGAGCACCGATGACGTTAAATCCCTGATACCAGGCAAGGACAGTTTGATAACAGAGTACGCCAAACAGGGGGGCGGAGAAGTTCTGCCGTATTCTGCTTATATGGGGCGTGGCAAGGATGACGGCAAAAGGTGTAATTATTCGGAGTTCTGGGAGCGGAAGACCCGAAAGGTTAAAATCGTCGCCAACCGCAAATCCGGCCAGCAGTTTGTTTGGGAAGGGACTAATGATGAATTAAGGGGAATCAACGAGCGTTATCCTATACAGATGGTAAGTTGGGACGACTGGAAGGAGACTGTAACTTTCTCGGCGTTTGTAAATGGCCGCAAAGTTCATTCAGGCCCTGACCCCAATAAGATTGACGACTACCCCCATATACTTATAGGTGGTTTTTGGTATCCAGAATATGACGACTACGCGGTAAAACTTCAAGGCGAAGTAAGGCCGCTTCGGGACCCACAGAGAGAGGTATCGAAGCGAATCTCCAAAATCCTCGATATAATCGACAGTCAGGTATCTACCGGCTATGAGGCCGAGGAAGGTACTTTTGTTGATGAAGACGATATCCACGCATCGGGCCAGGGCAAAGGTATATGGTTCAAACCAGAGGCCATTTCGGGCAATAAGGTCCGCCAGAAACAGATAGGTGATATTCCCCAAGGGCTATTTCAGTTGAACCACGACTTGCAATCGCTGATAAACGAGATTGGCTGTGTGAACGACTCAATGTTCGGTAATGACGAGTTGAACGCGCAGATGTCGGGTTATTTGATGAAATTGAGACAAGGCGCGGGGGTGGTGGCCTTGCAGGACTTATTCGATAACTTGAGACACGCCAAGAAAGACCTCGGTTTCAAGCTGGTCAAATTGGTAATCGCCAACTACAACCCTCAAAAAATATCAAGGATACTCAATCAGCAGCCGGCGGGGATATTAGGAATGGACATTAAGCAGCGCAAGATGTTCGCCGATGAAATCACTAAATTCGACTGCACCCCGCAGGAAGGCGTCCTGACCGAAACCCAGTCTCAGATGTTCTACGTAGAGTTGATGCACCTGAAATCTCAGGGCTTTAATATACCCGATGAGGTCATAATCGAAGCCCTGCCGATACAGTTCCCGGAAAAGCTCAAACAGGCCATTCTGCAGGCACAGAAGCAGGCACAGGCGGCCCAGGCCGAGCAGCTCAAAGAAAAGCAGTTAATAGACCAAATGAGGGGCGCAAAGATAGCCGCCGACCTCGGGCGCGCCGAAGAAAGACACGCCCAAGTCGAGGAGAGTCACGCAGACGCCGGATTAGCCCGAATAAAAATGGCAAAAGAGATACAGAATATGCCCTTTGACAACCTTATGGCCTTACTCGATAGGGCACTAAAGTTCGAGCAGGCAGGCAGGAAGGAAGCAATTACAAGACGATGACTACAATAACGGAACATAAGGGATTTCTTATAGAAGAAGGCGTCGCCCCACCAGAGTTTGAGCCAACGCCCTTCAATGATTTTGAAAGACAAAGTGGAAAATTTAATCCAGAAAGAGTCTATGGCGGCTGGATAGGATTTAGGGAGAACGAATCATACAGGGCAAAACAATTAAGTTTAATCGAAGCTATGCTGGATTACATACCCTTTGATTATTTGCGCAATGTTAAGTTTATTTGTCACCCACTTGGTTCCTCCGGGAAGGGTTTTTTAGATGAACCAGATTCTTACAGAGGAACCTTTAGCTGGAAGTATGAACCAAAATGACTCAAGTAGGCGAAATATTACCGTCTTTAACGGCGGCTTTTCAGAGAGAATTTGACAGGTGCATTGAGAAGAACAGGCACCGCCGAGAGCCTTACTTCATAATGGCAACGGCTGACTGGTACGCCAACGAGACACAAATGAAACTGGTTATCAGACCGAGCTCCAGAAAGCCACCGATGATGTTAAATACAATGTGCTGGCGGATAGACAATAAGAAAGGAAGAGTCAAGGAACTGTGGGTATTGCCCAAAGACGTTCCCATTGACCCGTCTATCCCTTTAGGAGAGGTAGATGAGGGCATTATCCAGAAGGCGCCGTATTTACCGATATTTTATAATTAAGTTATGCCAAAGGATTTCAACCAATGCGTAAGTAATGGCGGCCGGGTAAGAACGATAACCGGCCCGAACAAGAAGTTTGGCCTCAAGAAAGGCCAGTACGTTCATGTATGTTTTGATAAGAAAGGCCAACACAAGGGACACACAAAAACAAATAAATAGCGGGTTTGACTGAAGCTGACGGGCTGAGGTCACTAAGAATATTAAACGGCTGTGTGGAGCCACACCCCACATGGCCGTTTTTTATTGCCCGCAATAACTTCGTGGCTTGGCGTTAAAGAGGGTCGATTCGCCATCGGCCCATGAAAAGGAAGCCGCTTTTCAAGAAAGGGAACAGTTATGGCAAAGGAAGAAGAAAAACCTGAAGAGAACAAAGAGGCCACCGTACCTCAATCGCGGCTTGACGAAGTAATCAAGGAGCGAGACGACCAGAAGGCCGCAAACGAGGCTTTACAGACCAACCTCCAGCTTATGAGGAACAATCCACCCCAACAGACAGGGAAGGTGGAACAGTTCGACATCTTCAAGCACGTCGGCCTCGACCCGGACGACCCTCTTGATATACCAAACCAAAAGCAGTTGAAGGAGATATTTGCTTATCAACAGGGCTTAATCCGCAGTGAGGGCGCCATGCAAAGGTTTCTTTCCGAACACGCCGACTTTCCCGAACTCGTTGGAACTACCGCCCAAATCCGGGCCGGTCAGTTCGCAGAACCTTTCCTTGAAGTACAGAAAGAACATCCCGCCGAGATGCGAGATGCGCTCGACTCACAAAACCCGCAGTCCGCAGTCTACGGACTGGTAAAACTCCACCAGAAGAACAAGGCCAAAGGCGCCAAGGCGACCAAGAAGGACGCCAAGAACGCCATTGACGAGGCTGTTGAAAACGCGAACCGCGTAAAGAGCTCGTCAAATACCAAAGGTGGAGAAGGTCTGTCCGAAGAGGGCCGCTACGAGAGTATGTCCGATGAGGAATTTTACGAGCTTGCGCAATCGCATGGGGCGGAACCATAGGGAGCTAAATTATGGCTGATAACATAACTGACACCAGTGTAATAACACCGGCAGTCGATTCTTATTTTAACAAATTGCTTTTGATTCGGAACAAACCGAAGCTAATCCATTCACTTTTCGCCGACCGCAAACCCTTGCCTTCCGGTCACGGCAAGACGGTAGTCTTTAGGCGCTGGGCACAGTTGGCGACAAAAACAGCAGAAGTGACCGAGGCCGTTACGCCGCCCGCCGACCTGCTCAGTAAGCAGGACATCCGCGCCACGGTAGCGCAGTATATGGGTTGGACATTGATTTCCGATGTATTGGAGTTCACCTGCGACAATAATATCCTCAACGTCGCCACAAGCGAACTAAACGACCAGATGCACCGCACCGAGGACGAACTGGTACGAAATGTTATCGTCAGTTCGGCATCCGTCACAACGGCAAGTAATGGAGAGCCCGAAGCCACCTGTTTGAACTCTGATGATATTGAAATCATCGCAAACACACTACAAAACAACGATGCGATGACGGTGGCGCCGAAGATTAAGGCCAGCGTGGGCCAGGGCACATCCCCGATTTCCGCTGCCTATTGGGCTCTTATGAACACCGCACTCAACAGGGACCTTAGACGTTGTGCCGGGTTTATTAAGACGATTGAGTACGCCCAGCAGACAGGGGTATTGGAGGCTGAACGCGGTATCGTAGAGGAAGTGAGATTTCTGGCTTCTTCGGTCGCCCATAAAGAGGGAAGCTCGACCGCGGCCTTCCCGACGTCAGCTGGAACATATTATTATATTCCAATCCTCGCGCGGCACGCCTACGGTATTGTCGATTTGAAAAAGGCAAACGCCCGGTTGATTCTCCATCCGAAGGGTTCAGCCGGCTCAGCCGACCCAGGCGACCAGAGACAAACGGCGGCCTGGAAGTTCATGACCGTATGCCGAATCCTGAACGACAACAACATCCAGATTTTGAGGGTGACGAAGCGTTCAGACTAACAGCCGTTCAGATTAACAGCTAAAAACTTATTTAAGGAACATAACAATGCAAATGGCACAAAGAATACTTACAGGGGCCGGTGTTGCTTACAACCTCGAACTGGGCTACATACCAGACAGGGTGGAGGTATGGATGTATCACACTACGCCCGATTCCATTGTCAGGATACAGTGGTTTGGCCAACTAATCGAAGAGGACGCAACTGTAATTGCCGGTGGCGGCATATACGGTCATTCAGTAGATGGAGCCGTTGTCGCTGAGTTAGACGAAGATACCGGCATTACGCCATACGATGGCGCTAAAACACCTGTAGTCCTTATTGATTCACCGAAACCGGCCGGCGGTCAAGTCAAAAAAAGCGTAACCGATTGGCTTGCCACTTCGACTACACCAACCGCAAGAAGCGCAACTGTGGTCGGAACAATCATTAGACCTCCTACACACAACGGTTATGTATATGAGTGTACGACTGCAACGGGAACTTATACGACCGAACCTACGGCCGGCTGGACGACAATTCCGGGCGAAACCTCCACCGATGGCGGTTCTAATGTTTGGACTTGCCGCGAAGAGAACGTCGTAAACGCCGGCGAGCTTGGTATTACGTTAGGAAAGACCCTCGCCGCTGACAGTCAGCTATTGTACGTAATGGCTTTCAAGGCTGATACCGTCGAAGACCTCGGAGACGTAGCGTAACTTATCAGTCGCGTAGACTGATTTTAATAAGGGATTAGTACGATGGCAAAAGAAAAGACAAAGGCCGATTTACAGGCCGAAGTATCAGAACTAAAGGCTGCGGCCGAAAAAAACAAAGCTACAATCGAAAAGCTCACGGCCAAAAAAGCAAAGGTACTTGAGACAAGGCGGGATGACGCAGCGAATGACATGAGGGCGAAGCTCGAAAAAGAAGAGCATCAATGGGTCAGCGTATTCCACAAAGCCTTGAAGGACGGCACTGACTTCTCGTTTGACTATGAAGGCTTGCATTACAAATTGGCAAGTGGCTCTCCCATCAAGTTGTCTGTGAGCGTTATCAAGCACCTCAAAAATTGTCATTTCCCGCAGGCCAAGTATGACCAAGGCGAAGCGGGCCAGGCCGTTAAGACCGAAGGCCAATATCACCGTTTTGCCGTCGTAAATTGTGAAGAGCCTGAAAAGGCCATTGCATAGGAGAACATTATGCTGAAAAAACCAGACCATTACATAGTTACAACTCCGAGACTACTTCAAGAGGTCTTTGGTAAGGTAGTGGACGCTGTAAACCTCAACACAGAAGCGGTGAAACTATTGGCGGACATAGCAAAAAACAACACCTTATCAATTAGGGCATTGACTCAAGCGGCGATATCGGTCGCTGAACCACCCATTGACTTGCCAGTAGAACCACCCACGACCGTTGCCGAAGCAGTCCCGGAGGAAGCCGTGAAAGTTGAACCAGAAATGGAGAACAAAAATGAAACCGAATAAAATTTTGACAGTATTTCTGCTCCTCTTGACGGGAGCGGTATGTTCCGGCGCCTGGCCGATAAACTTTACAAATGTAGACAATCCGAGGCTGCTTGAAAGCCTGTTGCGCGACCGGATAGGAACGCTTGACGACACCGTTGCCCAAATCCAGGCCCGCCAGAGCAAAGGGTCGGGCAATTACTTTTATGTGGATTCGGGCAGGGCCAACGCCACGGCAGTAGACGGCAAGAGCCTGGTCAAGGCCGAGCCTACGTTAGAGGCCGTCTTTGCTGGCGGCGAGCTTACGGCCAATAACGGTGATGTCATCTTCATGCTCCAGAACCACGCCGAGAATTTAACCGCGGCAGATGCCGCTGACTGCGATGTTGCCGGGGTCACGATTATAGGTTTGGGCGACGGGACTGATATGCCTGAGTTTTCTTACACGGAGACAGCCGGTGAATTAGTTATCGGGGCGGCGAATATAACGATTTACAACGTTCGTTTCATAGCGGCAACCGGCTCAATTACGATGGGGATAAGCGTAGAAGCGGCGGGCGATAATTTCACACTTATCGGCTGCGTATTTCCTGAACCCGCAACGTCCACCTGGGAATTTCTCGATGCTGTTGATTTGGCGACTACCGTAAATGGTTTCTCTTGTATTGGCAACATATATTACCATACAGCGACAACGGGACCGGCACACTTCATAGAAGCTGGAAACGGCACCAATCACGAGATGCGCATTATCGGCAATGAGATACAGGGCCAGTTTTCCGTCGCAGCGATATGGTCGGACACAATAGACCTTCGGGCCTATATTGCCTACAATACTATCCGCCAGATGACGGCCGGCCAGCATTGTATCGAGTTTACGACCACCGCCTTAGGCATAATCGAGCGTAACACAATGTATGCCAGCTCCGAGGAGAACTGCCTTGACCCGGGCTCGATGTATCCCATTGAAAACTATGTCTGTACTGCGATAGACCAAACGGGCGTTCTGGTCCCGGCGACGGCAGGAGTAAAGCGGTATGTATCAAAGGCCCAGACTGGAGTCCAGAGCGGTACGCCAAATCTATTTGACGTTGACGGCGGCCCTATTCTGATAACAAACTTTTTCGGTTTGGTAACAACTAACATAGGAGCCACAGTTACCACCGTTGAGATTGCCTTGGACGCTGACTCCGGCTGGACAGACTACGATTTCTCGACCGCCGTAGCAATAACAAGCGATGCGGCTGGCACTCGTTATGTTTTTGAAAGTAACGTAGTTGGCGGAACTGAATCCGTTTTAACTCCTTGTGAAGGTGCAGATGCAGGGGCGACAAGCCAGTTTGAAAGTTGGTACTGCGGCGAAGGTATGATTGAGGCGATGGCAAGTACGGCTGACAATACTGGCGCTATTACCTGGTATATGGAATATGTGCCATTAGCTGCAGGCGTTACCGTAACAGCCCAATAAGCCCTCTTTTTAACGAATAGTTAGGAGCGGGGGCTTCGGCCCCCCTCTTTTTTATGAATCGTATAGACGAAGGCATGAGAATTAACGCTTTCTTGGAAAGCCACGGTCTTAACAGAAAGGAAACAGTGGTTTTCGGAATCGTTATCACTGTGGGCTTCTTGCTCATATTTCTTACTTGTGTAGGAGCTGTAACCGTATGCGGATGGTTCTCTTGATATTGCTGGTTTTTTTGTGCGCGTTCGTATTGAGCGACAAGACAATGAACAGGGTCACAACTATAAGGCTTTTTTTCTGCTCGGTCTTTGCCCTGATTGTCAGCTTAAATCTCGATGTACCGAAAAAGCTCATATTCGTCGCTCTTACGGGTTATCTGGTATGCGCTATTGTTTCACTGTTTTTCGCCCTCAATCCTCAAAAGGGCGTGTTCCTGGTATCTAAAATAGCATTGACCATTATCCTGATTATGGCGGCCTGCTCACTAAAAAAAGACACATTCATAAAGGCAATGACAGCCCTTGGCCTGCTTTTGGCCTGGCATTGTCTTTACGGCCTTGTGACGGTCGGGGACCAGTTCCCCGGCGTGATGGGCCAGAGAAACCTTATGGCCTCGGCCCAACTCCTTTTATTGCCGTTCTGTGTGTATTCTCTGTTGAAGTTCAAACTGAAGTTCCTGAGCGGCCTTGCATCCGGGCTGATCCTGTTCAATCTGATATGGCTCTTTAACAGGGCCTCTTTACTGGCTTTGGTAGTATCATCCTGTGTTGCAGCCCTCTATCACAAAAAACTGCGATATGCTGTCCTTGTTCTGGTGGTTGTCGTTTCGGGATACTCTCTGTTTCAAAGTCTCAACACGGCGTCCATCTTTGCGAGGTTTAAGGTTTGGCAACAGACCTTAGAACTGGTCAAAGAGTCGCCCGTCTTCGGGATAGGTGCGGGTAATTGGGAACTCCAAATCCCCCGATATACCGCGTTGATTGACTATCCGCAAATGAGCTACAAGGTCTTTTTTCAAAGGCCCCACAACGATTACATTTGGGTCTTAGCGGAAAATGGGATAGCGGGATTTATATTCTATTTGGGCATCTTCGGGTTCGCCCTGTTCTATGCCATAAGGTCGAGAAATGTTTTGGTTCTCGTGGTTCTTTCCGGCTATATGGTGATAGCTTTCTTTTCCTTTCCTATGGAGAGGCCGTTTCATTCGCTGATTCTGGCCGTGTGCATAGGACTTGCAGTGGCGGGCGATGGCTTCAAAAGACTCAAGTCAAGAAGATTGATATTTGTTCCCGCGCTGTGCCTGTGCATTATCTTCGGCGTTTATCATAAGGACGCCCGGCACATTAAAACTATGATGATAGCGCGTGACAAGAGAAAGTGGAGCGAAGTCATCAACGAAGCGGCGAAAGTCAGATTGAGGACGATGGACATTTTCACCTTGCCCGTGGCGTGGTATACGGGAGAGGCACACTGCTATTTAGGCAACAGCCGGCAGGCGGTCAGGGACAACCACCAAGCATATCGGTACAACCCCAATAACATTTATGTCCTGGACAGGTTGGGTAATGTTCTTGAGGCCCTCGGCGATTATGACGGGGCAATCAAATGTTATACAAGGGCCTTGGGCATAAAGCCCGATTTCAAATACTCCCAGGAAAACCTGATAAACGCAATTAAGAAAAAGGTACAAAATGGCATTGACCTGGAAACTGTCGGAAATAAGAGCTGAGGTTCGAGTTCTCGCGTCTATCCCGGACACTACCCAGATGTCCAACGATGACGTAGATAATCAGGTAAACGACTTCTATCAAAACATATTCCCCGGTGACGTTTTCGTTCAGGAGTTGGAGAGCTGGTACACATTCGATACCGCCGATGACGATGACTGCGAAAAGGCTTTACCCGCTTCGGTGTTCACTATCAAAAAACCAATGACCCTCAAGGACAGTGACGATGCTATTTCAAAGCTCAAGTTCTATCTGGACCAGGCCAGGTTCTTTGGTATTCATCCAGAGGACGCCAATGACGAAGATGACGAGCGCAGCACACCGCGAGACGCCCTTTTGTATAACCGCACGGTCTATTTACGACCGAAAGCCGATGAGGTCTTTACTTTCAAGGCCGCCAGCACAATCAAGCCGACCGCCCTCAACGCGGCCACAGCTCCTCTGGATGTACGCTGGGGGCCGGCAATAGCACAGGGTACGGCAGTCCTAATCAAACAGAGCCAGCGAGACTTTGACGCCGCGAAGGAATTGGGCGTAGTTTACGCCGCAATGATAAACTATATAAACAGACGAGATTTAATCCAGAAAAAGGGCCGGTCAAAGCCCCGTTGGTAAAGGAGAATATATGGAAGCTAACATAATAAGTCCGTTCAAGAAAACAAAGGCCTGGATCCATCCGGGCGAAGAGGCCGTAAGGCAATATGCCTGGGTAAATGTAGCAGACCTGACGGTCGCAACTTCCGCACTTGCAGCAGGCCAAAGAAACTCCACTTACGTTACCGCTCTTGGTTCGACAAAAATGGGGGTTTACTCGCCGGAAAACGGTCAGGTGGCTTGTGAGGTCAGGGCGAGGTCTGACGGTAGCGACGGCGATGATAATATTGTCGAAATGTATTTCGCGGCCAAAGACATTGTTGCAGACCTATACCATTACCGAAGAGCTGCTACTTTGGGTTTCACGCAGGGAACAGGCGAATATTGGCCGTCGGCCACAGACCCAAATCCGGCAACAATATTCTTCTCTGATGAGCTGGCTGTATCAGCCAACTCCTGGCTGACACCTCCCATAGATGTTGGGGTAGACGCAAGCAATGATTACGCATCTTACATTATAAACGTACACGGATACGCGAAAGTCGCTTTTGTCTTGACCACTAAAGATGCAAATACAACGCATCTATATATAGATGTTCGGAGATTCTAATAAGGCAACATCCTTTATATGGAAAATAAACCAACAAAGATTCTTATAGGTATGCCGGTACCAGCGAACTGGAAGATATTTTTTCCAGCCCAGATGTTTTGCGTCAAGATGCAGTGCCGCCCGAATGTATCATCTATATTTATTCCTGGTGCGTTGGCGGAAAAGGGTAGGAATGTCGTAGTCCACGATATGATGAAGACCGAGCCGGACGTAACTCATATACTCTTTATGGATGCTGACACCGCTCCGCCCGGAGACACCATAGATAAACTACTTGCCCACGATAAAGATATTGTGGCGGGAGTAACTCCGATTTGGACACCTAAGGGCGGCCCTATGTGGAATGTTATGGCCTATGATTCAGAAAAGAAAAACAACTGTGGGTTTGACCCTATACCTTTTCTTGAATTACCTGATGAGTTGTTCCGTGCTCATTATGTAGGCGGCCCCGCCGTTCTAATCAAGCGGAGAGTATTCGAGAAAATGGAATATCCCTGGTTTGATTATAACTCGGAGATTGATGCCGAGCCGAGAAGGGGGGACATTCATTTTTCCGTTAAGGCGAAAGATTTAGGTTTTGAGTTGTGGTGCGACCCTACGATTAGATGTCAACACCAGCACGATGTTGAGTTACTGGGAGTTTTTGATAGTTGTGTCAAACAATTCTTCGAGTTTGCCGCCAAGAAATTTCAGACCTTTGAAGAGCTTAAAAAATGGATGGTAAAAAACGAACTTAATACAGGGGACAAGAAATGGCAACAATAAGTGCGGCCTGGACAGAATCTATATCAATTCAAACAGTAGAAGCAATAAATCCAAGTGCGGCTAAATCTGATGATTTTGATATTGCCGCAGCAGGATACGATACGGTTAAATTGCAGTTTACAGTAGCTTTTTCTGCTGCTGCTGTTAATGATTATAAAGTTGAGATTCTTACCTCCGCTGACAGTGGTTCAACAGATGATACAGTGGCAACATACACCTTGCTTCTTGAAGCACCTGGTAGTGCCTCTCATGTAATTGATTCGATTACTATTCCCAGCGAGCCTTTCATAAGGATTAAAAGAACTAATTTAGACGGCACAGAAACCGCAACTGAAACGATTCTTGCGGCAGGAAGAAAATGGAGTAGTGCATAATGGACATCCACGTTCTTAAAGGTAGTAAATCAAACGGAATAGGCACTTATCACGTTGCCTTTCATATCCCTATTACCAGTCCAAAACCAGCAATAACTTTTCCAAATACTGTAAGTGAAGTAGATGGTATATCCCAGGAAGAGTTGGATTTACTGAAGGCTGGTACACTTATTGAGACAGTCCAAAGTGTAAAGTACAGCAGTAGTGTAGATGCCAACACGTACAAAATCTGGCTCAAAATTGCCTGGCAGGAACTGAAACAAGAACTGAACGCCAAGTACGATTATGAATATGCTTTTTATGGAGTAGCTTTTAATGTCGTTGATTAAGCCATCCAAAGGGCCGCATAAATTATATCCATGTGGAATACCATTTCCTGTCGGTCTCTGGGTAAAGAACGAAAACTCCGGCTCTATCGTCAATGATTTGAGCGGGAATGGGAATAACGGAACAATAGTCGGAGCAGTTTGGAAGCCAGGTAAATTTGGTTGTGCGATAGAGAACGATGATAGCACAGCTAAATACATACAAATTGCCTCTCCTTTTGGGACAACACGAACTTCATGGACTGTTGTAGTTTGGGTAATGATGTACTCCTTACCTTCAGTGACGGGCGATGCCTCTATTCTTGGTATGGAGGAGAGTTTAAATGGCCCTGCTATTTACACAAATGATTCAACTGATACTTTTACTCTCTATACGGGGTCTGCTGTCCATGATACAGGCAAATCCGTTGCCGTATATACTTGGTATCAAATAGCTGTAGCAACAGACGACAACCAAACTACGGTCAAATTTTACGTTAATGGTCGACTTGAATATACAAATTCAAGTTTTCAATGGGATGATTCCGCAGACCCTTGGTATTTTCTTAACTGGAGCGGTGGTTATAAGCCTTGGAATGGCTTAATTGATAATGCCGCCATTTTCAGTCGTACTCTCCCCGCCCGGCAAATCGCCTATCTTTCCCGTAATCCTTTCCCTTGGTTTATAGAGGACGAAGTAAGTCATTTATATCTTCCACCGACAGGAATCAGTATGCCACTACTAATGCAGCAGATGAATCATTTTAACGGAGGTATGGCAGCATAATGGGTAGGCCAATAAAAAAAGGTTCCACTGACCAGTCAACAGTTATCAAGATTATTGACAGCACTACAGGCCTTCCTGAGAATGCTGTTGAGCATAACACTGCTGGCATTGACCTTTGGTGGAGAAGAGAACAAGAGACAAAAACAGTGATTGTCGAGGCGGCTCTTGCTGCACTTGACTCTGCTCATAGCGACGGTGGTATCGAACTTATTGGTGATGGGTACTACCGACTTGACTTGCCTGATGCGGCGGTTGCTGCTGGAGCCGGTGAGAACAGTGTGCAAGTAGGTGGAACGGTAACTGGTATGGTAGTTATTGGTAATGAGCATGCTTTGGTGGACTATGACCCGTATGATAATGGATTGACGACAGGTGGAAGCCCTCTTGTTCGGGATGCGGGGTATGTAGGAGATTACAAGGAAGATGAGACTGTTTATTTTCCTTGGGGGACTATTGACAGGTCGGGCGCTTCCGTTAATCCGACAACCGCAGGCACTATCAGGGTCTACAAAACAGACGGCACCGGAGAAGTCACGGCGCCAACGGGAATAACGGACACGCGAATTTTCGACACTGTAGTAGGGCATCATTTATGCACAATAGATTTAAGCGCCACCACATTCTACGAAAAAGGGATGGATTACTCGGTAGTTCTGGTCGGCGCTGTTATCGACGGTAAAACCGTAAATGTTGTTATAGCAACATTCTCAATCGAGCAAAGATACGTTGACAGGCATTATCATTATGGCGGTGGCTAAATGAGTAAAACTTATGATTTCGCAAAAGAAGAAGAGTTAATCAAATCCATAACCTTCAAAGACGGCAAAATCTTCTGTAATAACGTGGAGATTGAAGTTGCTATGAAGGGCGAGCAGGGCCTTCAGGGGCTTAGGGGCAGAAAGGGCAACATACCCGCTCATCAATGGAACGGGACACAACTGCGCTTTCAAAATGCGGACAACACCTGGGGGGAATGGGTAGACCTCAAGGGCGAACCCGGAACCGATGGCGCACCCGGCAAAGATGGTAAAGACGGCAAGGACGGCGTTGACGGTAAGCACGGACGGGACGGCGTTGACGGCACCAACGGAAGGAACGGGGTAGATGGTAAGGACGGCAAGAACAGTATGGACGGTAAAAACGGGCTGCACGGTAAAGATGGTAAGGACGGTATTGACGGAAAAGACGGCAGGAATGGATTGAACGGAAATGACGGCGCGGACGGCTCAGATGGTAAGGATGGTAAAGACGGGAAAAACGGAGCGCCCGGTCAAGCGATTCAAGGCGCCCCCGGACAGCCCGGAAAGAACGGCGCTGCGGGCGGAATTTCAGTCCACGATTTCAATACTGTACTCAATGACGTCGCCACTATGAAACAACTGATAAATGAACATTTTGGAGTGAATATATAATGGCTTGGGACAAAACCTTAATTGCAGAAGGCGTTGACGCTCCTGATTTGAACAATGAGATACGGGCCAACTGGACGGCCCTCGAAGCGATGCTGAACGCCTGGAATCGGTTTGTAACGGGCGGCACGCAGTCAGGGCAGCCGAGACAGGGTGCGGCGAGGCCGTACTTTCAGGATGCGGTTCCTACGACAAGATTAGACGGCGAATACTTCGATGAGTACGACCTTGGATGTATCTGGATAGACTCCAATGCTACGATAGACAATCAGTTCAATATCCTTACAGCGGCGGACGGCGCGGGAACGGAGGTCTGGACGCCGATATCAACGGAGATAATCGCCGTACTCCTTGCATCGGCGCGGGTCTTTGGAAGTACGCTTGGCGTTACAGGCGATTTTACAGTCGGAGCGAACAAGGTAGTTGTTACTGCGGCCAGCGGCAATACGGCTATAGCGGGAACACTTGACGTTGCCGGAGTGGCAACGCTGGGCGACGGGTCTGTCGCTACAACTCAGTCCGCCGCGGATAACAGCACAAAAATATCAACTACCGCTTATGTGAATACCAACGTGGGAGATAGTTACAGATTAACTGACGTTAATGGCACTTCAGTAAAAGTTTACACGAAATACTTTACGGGCACAACCGATGCTGACAGCGAAACAGTCGTAGCTCACGGCGTTACGGCGGCCAAAATTCTTCTTGTCTCCGTGATAATTTATGACAGCGGCAACAGTAAGTATTCCGTTGCTGAATATAGAAGTACCTCTAATACAGACCAGACGTTCACCATTCGGTATGATGCAACTAATATTGTATTAACAAGTCTGGGTTCCACTGTTCAGGGACAGGCATATCGAATCAGAATAGATTACACGGTTTAGGGAGATATACTATGGCGGATTTTCCAATACAGGGCGGAAGTTCAGGGACCTGGGGTACTGAACTGATAAACTTTTTCAAGAAAGTCTTTCACATGAGCGGTACGTTTGGCGGCTTACTCGCTATCGTCTGCAACCAAAATCAAGTTGTTTGTAATCAAAATCAAGTAGTCACAAATATAGATAGGGGATTGTAATGACAATAGAAAATCCATCAGTATTAGATAATTGCGTGCTGTGTATGGTAGGCCAGGAAGATGCCTGTAATTTAGCGGCGGTGGCTACGACGGAGAAAAACCTTGTCTCCGCAGTACCGACAGGAAAAATCTTCATACCTATTATGGTTATCCTGGACGAATTTTCAGCAGAAGACCACGCTACGGTTCCAATAGTAACTTTTGGTATAGCAGGTGGCGATTGTGATGAGTTTTTAGGCGACCAGACCTTGACGGTATCTGCTGCCTTTGCTACCGAAGTTCTCATAATGCAACCTATTCCACACGGCACGACACCTGTAACCATTAAACTTACGGCAGGACAGGTTTTTGCAATGGAGATAACACAGGCAAATGGCGCCGCCCTGACCGCCAGAGTAAGTGTAATTGGAATATATAAGAACGCCTAATGAGTTTTGAACTATATCCTATCTATGATATGAAAAGCGGGCTGCGCTTAGAGAAAGAACCCTGGCTGCTGCCGGCGGACGCCTTCTCCAAACTTATGGACTGGTATCTCTACCAGGGCGTACTCCAGAAGCGCCACGGATACACACCCTTCGTCCAGTTCGTCAAAACAGTACCCAGCGCATTCGGCGCTGGTCTTTTCGGTGCCGGCAAGTTCGGATTGGGTTTATCTACAACAAACCCCGGCAATGCCATTATGGGGATATTCAATTTTTATTACGGCACGGCCTCCCAGACCATAATCATAGATACGGAACGGTTTAATAAGTACAACACCACCAGCGAAGTATGCGAAGACCTGACCGTCCTGAAAATCCAGTTCAAGACGGGCGTAAAGGAGATATTGGCGGGCGATACCATCACAGGGGCGACAAGCGGGCACACCGCCGTTGTGGACGCCGTTATTCTCGACGATGGCTCTTGGGCGGGGGGCGATGCGCATGGCACCCTTGTCGTTTCAGGTACGGACGAGAACAATTTTGAAGAGGCCGGCGAAGACCTTACGGTTGGTGTGACGGTGGCCCACGCCAAAGGCCAACCGTCCTATGAGCTTCTAACGGGCGATGACGCCGATTTTATGTGGTTCGAGAGCTGGCGGGACGTTGGATACTTCACGAACAACATCGACCAGATACAAAAATACGATGGCAGCCACCCGACAAGACTCACTGTAGACCTTGACGTTGAAGGTGGGCCGGACAATGACGTAAATACCTGCCTTTTAATCTTTCATATCAAGAACCGCATTATGATCCTGCGGACGACCGAAAGGGGAGAAGCCCATTACCAGAGGGCAAGATGGTCTGAAGTCACCTCCAGAGGAGAGGCTTTGGTCTTTAAGGATGAGAACTATAGTGACGCCGACAGGGACGACTGGATTATGGGCGCCGACTTTATAGGTAACGAACTAATAGTCTTTTTTGAGCGCGGCGTGATGAAACTGGTTTATACCGGGGACCCGGACATTCCGTTCAAATGGGAGAACGTACCGAGCCAGGAAGGATGTTACGCAACGATGTCGCTATCGGCTTTCTCAAACGAGATAACGGCGGTCGGCCCCACAAGATTCATAGCGACGGACGCCCGCGAAGTATATGGCGTGGAAAAGAAAATACCCGACCTTATGCTCACTTTTAATCAGGAGACCGTCAATTATTGCTACTCGCTGGTAGTCGAAGAAATGAGGCAGGTTATCACGTCTTATGCCTCGGCGTCCGCAGACAAGCCGGACAAGGCCCTTGTGCTCAATTATGAAGAGGACACCTACTCCATTTTCACGCTGCCTATTCACGTTATGGGCTACTCGACACTCGAAACAACTATAAGCACGGACGATATGACCGGCATAAGCCTGGACGACCTCGACTATTCCCTTGATGACAAAGAATTGCTGGCCGGCTATCCGGTTACATTGATGGGATGCAGGGACGGATGGGTCTATAAGATGAACGATGGCGGCGCCGATGACGGCTCAGACATCGAATGTGAAGCAGTAACAGCGCGGATGAACCCATATACAAAAGAAGGCCGAAAGGCGATTTTGGGATGGGTCGATTTTCTGGTGGATAGAAACGCAAACGCGTCCTTCGATGTGAGATTTTACAGGGACACCGAGACCAGCTTATACAAGACGGGAACGATAGCCTGCACGGAGACCGGCACATCCAAAAACAAGGTTTACAAAAGGGTTTATTGTGGCTGCGAGGCCGAATTTCACAAACTCAGTCTTTATAACAATGCGTCCGCAAACCGACCAAGAATCCATGCCGTCATCCCGTATTTCAGGAGAGGAGGCCCAATCATCTAATGGAAAGAATGACGGAAACAATACGCCTGGTTCCCTTTGTACCGACAGAGGAGCTGAAAGGGCCGTTGGAAAAATTGCCGGCCAACCTCAAAACTTTGGTCGGGGATGTCGAGAAATTCTACGCCGATACAGTTGAGAGGGTCAACTGGCTTCTCAATGAAAAGCTAAACATCGAGGCGCACACGGCAAGCGACACTTTATTGGAGAATGAGTCCGGCTCCGTCCATACCAATCTCGGCGCTACGGGCGCCATAACATTTACATTACCAAGTTCGGCGACAAAGGGCGTAAATTACAGGTTCGCAGTCCAGGCGGCCCAGGAATTAAGAATCGACCCGGGCACGGCGACCATCAGGGACGATTCCGGCCAGACGGCTGACAAGTACAAAACAGCCAACGCAATCGGGGAATGTATCCATATAGTCGCCGATGCTAACGGTGACTGGGAAACAATATCAAAGTACGGAACATGGACAGAAGAAGCGTGATAGTATTTATGAGCAACAGTGGCGAGTCACTGCCGATAGTCTGGCGTATGAAGCGCGAGGGCGCTGATGTTGATATCTACATCCACAACCCGCAGTATAGAAACAACTATGACGGTATAATGCCGAAAATATCATTCTCCGGCCTCAAAAAAACTCTCCGAAACGCTGATACTGTTATTTTCGACATCACCCACCCAAACGAAAAATCAAAGCAGGACATCGCCCTGCTAAAGACCTTCGGATTGAAAGTCGGCTCCAAGTCGGTTTTCGGGCCGCTCGCCGACAAACTTCAAAAAGAC